CCCACCTGAGCTTTAGAATGACGGCATCAGGACGTCCCGAACGTTCAAGGTGCTTCTTTTCGAAAGGCTCATCGCCCCTCTTGAGAAGCCACTTGAGGAGGGCAGCTTCCTCATCCACAGGATTTAGTGGAAGAGGTGCATTCACCACCCAGCCCTTAACCAAAGGGCTGTGCAGATTTGCATGGGTCTTATCGGTTTGGTAGCCGAGTTTCGACCAGCGACCCAGCACAGAGGAGGTAGGATCTACCATAGGGTATTTCCCACGGAAGACTTTCTCGATGAGATCGTCCAAGTGACTCGCAGTGCTCCACAGCCCACTCTCATAGAGTTGGTTGCGAAGTGATACCGCAGAGATACACTCCTCTACGTCGGCCAGTGATTGAGGGAGTACTCTTCTACAGCGCACGATGGAAACATCGTGACCGTCGTAGTACTCCTTCCCGCATGACTCTCTGAACAGACCAGTCCAGAATGACTTGCGCGAGTTCACCTTCAACCCGAAGGTCTCCAATGAACGAACCACTGAGTTGGCACAGTCTACAGGGACAATCATGTCATCCCCATAGACTCGCACCTGGCCTCTCATCTCGTAAGCGAGCTGTCGCTTCGAGTGTAACGAGAGACCCCACGGGTTACAACGCTCATTCTCGATCCCCATCATGATCACCGTAAGGAAGATCATAGCTTCTAGGGGAAAGGTAAGAGCGGATCCCATTGACGCGAACTTGGAAAGGGGTACAACCCCATATCCAGGAACGTCTGCATTGCGCGATCGGCATGCTTGAATGGCACTCGAAAGAGTTGGCCACTGAGCAAAAGCTTCTTGCACAAGCAGATTCGGAACACGGTCGGAAGCCTCACTCAGATCGAGTGTAGCAAGCATCCCTGTAAGGGAGCCCTCCATGGCCAAGGCTTGGTTAGGGCCTTGATCACGGAATCCGATCATGGACGAGAACGGAAACCTTGCGGATTCCATTCCGTCCACAAGCATCGATGCCAACATTTGCTGAGCATACTGCATAGCAGTAGGCTCGATGGCAATGATGCGAGGTGTTTTGGGCGTCTTGGGGACGGCAATGACCCTGACGGGTCGTTCGTCCTCAGGATCGAGGATGTCGATCGAATCGAGCAGATAAGAGTACCGCCAGTTAGGGAGAAGCATTTCCCCGGCTGGCAAAATCTGGTCGAGACGGGACGGCCATTCGCGCTGCTGCCACTTCCGATTACCTCGGAGGTAGTCAGCGGTTGCGCCTGGACCATGTCCGGGACGGAGCTCTGGCTGCTGGGAGAGATTGTAAATTCTCTCATCCCAGCCGTTTTTACCAGTGCATAAGTCCCCGAAGAGAGCAGTAAACCAAGAACGAAAGTGCACAAGAAGATTCGTGCGCTCTCGTAGGTCTGCTGTCCAATTCGCGACAGAAGCCTCTGTCTCAATGAAGCCACGGTACGCCTTCCTCTCCCGAGCCTGTTGGCTCGAGAAGTGAACGTCCCAACCCTTTTCAAAGGTTGGTTCGATCTTGCCGAAAAACAAGGTGATCTGCCTTACGGCATAGATGGCATCCGGGTCTGGCTCATCGAGCAGTAACCCAGTGTCTTTGTTGAACACTCTGGCTGTGAAACCTTGCAGAAATGCAGGGAGACACGAACCCTTGTCCCGTTTAAAACCGGAACAGAGTTCAGGACCAAAAGAGCCTCGATCCAGTGCGATTAGGAAATCGTCCTGGAACTTGGGGAGGGAAATCCCTAAAAAGGAAAATCCTTCCTGTTCAACTCGCTTCGTGATTGTATTCCAATCACGAAGGGTGCGTGTGCTCTGAACACTTCCCAAGTCTTTGAGAAGTGTCTGGAAGAGCAGCATCAGGCTTTTCATAGCCTGCTCCTTTCAATGTAGGGGCTAGGTTATCCTGGCCTGGTGCTTGGGTTCACCTACTAGATCCCCTTTGGGGGACCAGTCAGTGTGCGATCAGCTCTCACCACCGAGGAACTTGGTGATGATAGCGCCAGAAGAGGCATTGAGTTGGGCGATCAGCCCGTCAATGACCTGCTTCTGCTCGGCGACCGTGTATCCCGTCACAGGTGCGTCTACCACAAGGTAGGCGCCCATCGAATGAACGATGTTCTGGGCGGAGATCAGAGGGTCAGGGGCCACCTTAGAGTGGTCGATGCGGAACACGCGACGAGTACGCTTGCCATAGGAATGGCTAACGGACTCCTTCACGGTCCCGTCGTTCGAACCGAACGAACCCTTGTTCTCCCCCGCCGTAAGGCGAGGAAGAGACACAGCAACCGAGTTGATGGTAACTGACTGAGGATCTGCAAGCATCAGACGTGCTCCAATCTGGGACGTTTCACAACGTTCCGGTAGTGCTACGGCTCAGGATGAGCCGCAGACGGGTGTGCGTGCGATGACTAGCTGCGTCGGGTTATGCCCAACGCCGCTATGATTGCCAGCTGACGTGGCGAGAAGCCACTGAATGTCAGCCCGAACCCATAGGGTGTTGCACGAACTCTCTTTAGCGTTTTTGTATTCGCGTAGAGTTCGATGTCTGTCGGGGGCGTCGGGGATGAAACCCACGGTAGCCCCGTCAGACGGTACTGGTCACTGATGAGAGTTTCCTCCATCATATACCCGTACCGCAACACGAGGCCGTCGGTCGCCATGTCGGAGAGATTCGAAATGACATCTCCCGTATTGGCGAACCAATCGGCTGCCCAGCTCCAAGGAGTGAGGTTCCAAAGAACCTCAGGGTCTAGCGTAAGCCCGTACAAATACCGGGCTCTGACAGCATCGTTGTACAAACGGCTGACAGCACTACTTTCATCCCTTGTGGGGATGTAGTAAGTGAACGCACCCGAGAACCACCGACGTCTGCGCGTGAAACGCGTTCGCGTCAGTGTTCCTCCTGCAAACCCAGGCGTGTAGAACTGCGACTGGGGGTTCGGATAGGGGAAGTTACCCGTTCCCGGACCTGTCACAGACACAACACTTGGACCTTGGTAGATCGTAGGAAATTCGAAGCGACGCCGGACTAATCGTCCAGCGTCTCTCTGGTACTGATTCCACAGTTTGTCGCCTTGGCTCATCGCCTTGGTAACGTCCTGTATGTCAGAAATCAGAGGCAACCAACCGAACTGAGCGTTCAAATACTCAGAACCCGCACCCTTTGCAATTCGGGTGCGTTCTTCCCATTGGGATCTCCCAGGATGTTTCGGGAGTCCCTCACGCATAAGTTCTGCGAGGGAAACGGAGAGGTTGGCTATCGAATTGGTGGGCTTCGTCAAGGCGATCGCCTTCGTCCCCAGCGCCATGAGCTCAGCATTAGAGCTCGGCGCCGGTTGTGCGTAGGCCTGAACGCCATTTGCATTGGCGAAGAATGCCGATGGGAGCATGTGAGAGCGGTACTCGATCAGAGCCGCTCCCACTTTGCGCTTCGTGTAGTACTGGGGCAAATCCTCCATAGTAAGCGGGGTTTCCGCGAACTTGTCGGAGCTCAAGTATCTACTCGTGGACTCAAAAGGTCCTCCCACGTCATCACCCTGGAACGATGAATCTCGTCCCCACGGGTGCCCTTCCGTTGCAGTAACCTGCAACCCAGATACAGACAACTTGTTCACTGTGGCGGGTTGAACCGTCACATTACCATAGATGTCTGTGGAAGTTACGCGAGACCATTGTTTCGCGTCTCCCCACCTTTGCTGGCGGCTTTTAGACCTCAGCTTGTCGGGTGTATCTGGCACGATCTGCTCCTTTGGGAAGGTAGAAACCTAGATCTTAGGTGTCTACTGGAGTGCACTGCACCGGGACCCCCGTAAGGG